CACGAAGACAACTGGGAGAAAGAATACTTCGAGGGCTTAAAGCAACAACGTAAGGTTAAGAAAGCTAAGAAACTTAAACAGATCAATAAATGGAACAAGAGCAAAAGCCCAGCGAAGAAGGGCAAATAATCTATCTTGTTAAAGTAAAGGTTGCCTATAAAATTAAAAGAGGCAATGGCTACATTAACAATTATAGAGAAATGAATTTTCCTACAAGAGTTAAGAGTATTCAAGATATGAACGGAAACCCCGATATGATAATGAGGTTAATGGGTTCTCTTGGCTTAAAAGGAAAAAAGGTTTACGACTTCTATGTAATGGAAGAATTATATAGAAAGGAGATAAGCAAAAGCTTTGCACATAAAGAAGAAGATTATGAAAGAGAATTTGGAGAGTAAGAGTAGGAATCGCATACTGATAGAAGAGTTATTCTCCTCTACAGAGGATGTTCTATTTGCTGATGGATATGATGATTGTATCATAGGTTTTGATGAAGCCTCGTGGCGCGTAGTGTATTCCAAGTACGACGTTATCCGACAGTTGTTTATTAGTCACGACGAGTGGACTGAAAGTGATTGCATTGAGTTTGCCGAGTACAATATATTCGGTGCGTATGTAGGAGAGAAAACACCGATCTGGATGGAAGACTTTAATGAAGTGTATTTATAATTAACTAAACAAATAACAATGAGAAACTTTATCTATAGAGCCGAGGAGTTAAAGGATTCGCTAACACAACTTCGTGAGAACGGAGTAAGCAAAGGAGCTTGGACGGGATTTGATTCCCTGTTTGACAAATACTCCGTAAAGAAAGGTAGCACCACATACATCTATGCTGGCGCGCACCAAGGTAAATCGCAGTTCGGGTTTGAACTAATGATGAACCTATCAGAATATTCCGGATGGAATTGGGCCGTGTATAGCCCAGAGACCGGATCACCTACAGAGGTATTCGCAGAACTACTTTGGGTATACCTACGCAAGCCATACCTAGTTAACGACAAGGTAACTGCATCCAATGAGGAGGCTGAAAGAGCAATGCACTTTATCAATAAGCACTTCTATATCATAGACTCTGGTTTGCAAGACCTCAGCGTAGAGGGTTTCTATACCTGTGTTAGTGAGATAGAAAGCAGAGGTATAAAGATAGATGGATGCCTTGTTGATCCCTTCACTGAGATTAAGACAGATGTAAGCCAAGGTGTAAGAGATGATATAGCTATTGGCCAAGTTCTTACAAAGGTTCGTAAGCATAGTAGTGATAATAACTACCATACAATAGTTACGGTCCATACAAAGCATCAGCAAGCTAAGTACAAGAATGGTATACCCTATGTTGATAAGCCTACAATGAACGACATCGCTGGAGGTATGCAATGGTCTCGTAAGGGTATGATGATCATAAATGTATGGAGATGTCCCTATGGACTGGAGGACTCTAACGGAGTTCCTTATGAGCCTAATCAAGTAGAGATTACCGTAGTCAAGGCAAAGCCGAAGATCGTAGGTAAGCTAGGTAGCGTTACACTATACTATGATAAGGTAAAGAACAGATACTATGAGCTAGATGATTTAGGCGGTAAGCGCTTTGCTTATGATGATCCTACGAAGCCATCACCAGTTATACCAACACCATCACAAGAAGAATTAGAATTTTAATGGAAGCAGAAAGAAGCTGGGCAGAAGCCTATAGAAAGAGTTGGTGCGAAATGATTCGTGCCTACATAAAGTTTAACCTCACAGATGATGTTGAGGTCGTAGATTACAACGTTATAAAAATCAAGGGCAAAGACTACAAAGTAGACATAACGGACTACACCGGAATATCTGAGAGGTATATATTTTTCAACCCTTCCAACGGAAGAATGGTTATAGAAAATGGTGGCCGTAGAAAAGTTTATAAATTTGAGGTCGGATTACTTGATTAATTTCATTATATTTACTATATGAACACAAAAGAATTGATTATAAAAACCTCTCAAGAGGTAACTAATCTACTCCTAGAGAAGAATGATGCTTACGGGGACTCGGCTCTCAACCCTGTAGGTATCTTCTCTAGAGGAGACGCCACTGAAAGCCTATGCGCCCGGATTGATGATAAGCTTATGCGGATCAAAAGCCGAGGCATTACCGACGCCACCGAAGATACCGTGCAAGATTTAATAGGATACCTTATCCTTCTAAAGATTGCCATACATAAAAAGAATGAGCTGGAAGAAGAATGAGAAACAACTATTTGATTATCTAAAATCAAACTACATTCCAGATCTCAAGTGGTCTGATGGGCAGTACGCCCACCACGATTGCTACTCCCTTAAGTATGAGTGTGATATAGAACTCAAGTGTAGAAACAAACACTACGACGAGCTACTCATAGAGAAATACAAGTACGAAAAGCTCTTAGCTAGAGCGCAGAAACACCTTACCATACCCGTCTACATATGTGAGACACCCCAAGGAATTTACGGATTTAACTTGGCTTCGATGGAGGAGCCAGTATGGGAATCTAGAGGTATGCCAAAGACATCCCACTTCAACCAGCGGCAGTTCGTCACTAAGGAGGTGGGATATTTTCATATAAGCAAATCCAAACATTATGAGTAAACAGGAATATAAAGAGATAGACTTTACATTACCCAAGGCTCCTAGCTTAAACCAATTCTACGCTGGGCGTCATTACTCCGTAAGACAGAAATATAAAAAAGAATACAATGCAGAAATTAAAAACGTTTTTGATCAGTACGATAAGTTTTTTGCTGATACCTATAAGATTGATTTGGTTCATAATACTCGCTATGATTGCGATAATGTTATTATTACCATTAAGTTTATCTCGGACTATCTTAAAGACAACGGCTACGTCACAGATGATTCTAAGAAATACTTCAAGAGCCTTAGCATTCGTGTTGCTGAAGATGGAGAGGTTATTGAGAAGAACTCAATCAGTGTTAAAATAAAGCTTTATGGATACCAAGAACTACCGGAATTGTAAATTAACTAGAAATCGTATTGACCTCTATCTGTTTGAGATGGCTAGTCTTTTTACGAAGTTAGGTACAGATTCTACTGTTGAGGAAATTCAATTGGCCTATATAAAGGAGAATGAATTTATTGACAAGATAGCAGAACTTGATCCGGAGAAAGCCCAATCTATAAGACCCTATGGAAATTAATGATTTTTACGAGGACATCACTCAAGGAGAAGCTGATTTAATTCTAGACCTATATGAAGTCATTAAAAAATTGGTACTATCAGAACAGGACGTCACACTTGTACGTCTGGGTTGGGAACTCGACATCAAGCCCTCAGAGCTTTCAGACCATATCGGGACCATTGTCTTAATACTAGACAAGGTAGAGAAGGAATATGGCGAGGTATGATAAAGAAAAAATAGAATTAGAAGCGTTACTATCAGTACAGCAAGGTGCGATCACCAATGAACTAGGTAAGTTTATATTGCAACGGAGTATTGAGATTGCCGGATCAGCATTTGTTACCGCTGGGAACTCAGAGCTTAATCAAGCTTTAATAGATGCTGCCGTAATGAGAACCTGTGAGAAATTCTTACACTACTATACAGAAGGCAAGTCTGCCGCAAACCTTGTTATTAGTATTATATACTCAACGATGACTAACAAGATCGTCTCACTAAACCACAGTGATACCTATGGTCAGAACATAAAGGGATATCTTGTATTTATAGAAGATGGTAGGTCCGTTACCAAATTAAAACGGTATATTAAAGATGATTATTTAAGTGAAAAATTATAATGATGGAGATTTATAACGATTGGATTTTAGTAAGTTCTGTAGGATTGATGTTTGCGTTCCTATTTATTTTTGAACCCTACGGCTGGGTAATGGAAAGAGTATTGCCGTTTAAGCCATTTAACTGCGTTCTGTGCCTTTCTTTCTGGTGTAGCCTACTCTTGTATGCTTACCTTCAAGTTAATCCCTTATACGCCATTTATACGTCTTTTATAGCAGAGCTATCTTACAGGAAGCTAGTTAATGAGTAAAGAGAAAAATGTAAATTATAACAGTGGTTGGCTCTTCCTTTATTGGGACGAGCCTCTTTTTTCTAACTCTAATATTAACGACAATGCCGATACCAGTTCCCAATCTAAAGGAGACGAGACCAGAGTTCACGAATAGATGTATGAGCAACGAATCAATGATGGATGAATACCCGGAAACATCCCAGCGATTAGCAGTATGTTACACATCGTGGACATCGGAAATTAAAAAAGTAAAATAATGGAAGGATTAACAAGAGCATTCCATATGTTCTTTGAGTATAGCGAGTTTGACTCACCCGATCAGAAGGGTAGCTATATGAATATGGATGTAGCATTTCTAAACAAACTATCCAAGGCTCGTGAGCTTGCCGCTATAGGATTTAAGATCACCAGCGGATACAGAAGTCCTCAGCATAACGCAAAGGTAGGTGGCGTACCCTCAAGCAGTCACACAGTCGGTAGAGCCGTAGATATCTATGCTCCTACCTCAACACAAAAATATCTAATTATTAACTCTCTTCTCCAAGCTGGATTTAATCGCATCGGTGTAGCAAAGAACTTTATACACGTTGATGATGACCCAAGCAAGGCTGAAGATGTAATCTGGACCTACTAATGAAAAATGATTTTGATGTAAGCGATTCGTTCGCTGACTTCGTAGACGAAATGACTAATGACGAGAAAAACGATAACGCTCAATGCTCCATTGATAATCCAGAGTGCGAAGCGTGTGGTAGCTAATTATGGGAAATCCAATAACGAAACTATTTACCGGGGGTGCGAAGGAAGCTGTGGAAGCAGTTGCCAATGTGGTAGATAGATTTGTATCTACACCCGAAGAGAAAGAAGCTGTGCGTCAAAGCATAGAAGAAGAAATCACCAAGCGTTGGCAGGCCGATA